ATGGCTTATACTTTTGCTGAAAATCAAAGCGGTCTGCTTCAGATCGCAAACATCGACACCGGGGTGACTTCACCTAGCGGCGTTTCGTCTGGCAGCTCGTCTGTCATTCCGACGCCGCCTAATGTCCTGGGCAAGATCGTGCGCGCTGACGATCCGACCTATGGCGAAGGCGAGTTCATTCTGCTGGTAGGGGTGGCTTCCACGGTGGTCGGTTCGTTGGTCAGTTACAACGCAACGACTTATCAAACGGTGTTGGTGCCGAATACTGCTGTCCAGGCTTGCCCGGTAGCAGTTGCGATGTCGGCTAACCTGGCTGGCACGTTTGGCTGGTATCAAATCGCTGGAAATGCGGTAATCAAGAAAACGGCAGTTGCGGTATCTCCGCAAGTGACTGTATTCCTGTCCGCTACTGCCGGTCGCGTTAAGGTTCTTGCCTCTGCGGGTCTGCAAGTTGTCGCAGCTCGTTCGGCAAACCTGGCTACGATTGCCGCAACCGTTTCGACGGTCACGGTAACAATTAACCGTCCGCACCTGCAAAGCCAAATCACCTAATGGTTGATGCAGTTTTAGATGTTGTTGGAAACACACTCCCCAGCGTAATGCTGGGGAATGTGGAGCTGTCTTGCAAAAGGCAGCTTTCCTGGTTTGATTTTAATGATGAGTCAAACGAGGAAAGCATCTGCATTGTCGGTGGTGCTCCAAGTCTAAATGAGTCGGTGCATCAGCTAATAATTCGGCATCAGAACGGCGCCAGACTTTGGTCGGTAAACGGCACTTATGATTGGCTGCTTGCCCGCGGCATCGTTCCTGATGGGCATGTCATGCTTGATGCCAGGCCGGAGAATGTGCGGTTTGTAAAGAATCCCAAACTGGAAACGCAGTTTTACGTGGCCAGCCAGTGTGACCCCTGCGTATTTGACGCTTTAGAGGGCTTTAAAGTGGACCTGGTGCATGTCCAAACCGAGGGGGTCTACGAGTATCTTGAAAGCGAGCGCAAGCGCCCTGTGCATCTTATGGGCGGGTTTACGACGGTTGGCATGTTGGCGATGATTCTGGCCAAGCTAAAAGGCTATCGGCAGATTTACTTGTTTGGGATGGATTCCAGTTATTCAGAAGGCGAACACCATGTTTACAAACAAGAATCCAACGACGGTGAAAACGTAATTACGGCTACAATCCACGAAACAAAATACAAGGCTGCGCCGTGGATGTGCCAGCAAGTGCGTGACTTTCAAACGCTTGCGCGTAAATTTGCCGAAGATGATGTAACAATTGAAGTTTGCGGTCCCGGTTTATTGTACGCAATGGCGAAAGCCATGACTTTTCCATTAACTCAAAGGATTTAAAATGGCTATTCCCTCACGTGTTCAAGCATCTGGTAATTCAGGACTTTCTACAACTAGCATTTGTGGCGATGGCGCCACCGGCCTAGTTGCCGTTGGCAGCACCATTGCTGACGCGCTGCAATTGTCTGCGGTATGGAACACGATCACCACCAGCTCGGCGTCAACTGGCGTAATTCTGCCGCCGACCGAGGTTGGCGCTATGATCGGCATTCGTAATGATTCTGGCCAAACGGTTACTGTCTATCCGAAATCTGGATCTACGATCAATGCTGCCGCGTCAACATTATCTGTTGCAACAGCGAAAACCGTCATTTTGTTTGCTACTAGCGCCACGACTTGGGCATCTGTTCTGACTGCGTAATGACAATTCCCTCACGGGTTTTGGGTGCGGGTGCGTCATCATTAATGACCGTTGCCATCTGTGGCGACGGCGTGGATGGTTTGACTGCGACTGGTTCCACCCGCGCTGATGCGTTGCAACTGACTAAGATTTACAACTCGGTTGATACTGCAACTTCTGGCAGTGGCGTTTTGTTGCCGCCTACACAAATGGGCGCAACAATTTACATTGCCAATTCAAGTGCGCACACGATCAAAGTTTATCCGTACGAAACCGCAACAACGGTGAACCAAACTACATCGGCATCCATCGCACAAAATCACACAAGTATACTTTTTGCTGTGTCTAATGCCATGTGGTACAGCATCAACGGCACTAAAACTTAATCCCCACAGGAGAACACAAAATGGCTTTAGACAGCGACACCCTTAATGCCGACTCGCACTTGCATGTTGAGTTTTACACCAACGACCAGAAACCTTACAAGGATCGTCCGACGCCTTTTGTGCGGATAATTGTGCCTGGTGATAAAACAAACGTTGTTGACCAGCCGGTCAGGGAAGATCATAAAGAACGATTCCCGCGCCAGTGGTTGCATTTTCAAATGCAGAGCGGCGATGGGCCGGTTATTGGAACGCTGTTGCAGCAATGGAACACGGACGATGAAGAAAACTTCAGCTTGCATCAAATGGCCGAACTTCAGATCCTTAAATTCCAGACAGTCGAGCAAGTGGCAACAGCTTCAGATAGCCAGCTTCAGCGCATCGGCATGGGCGGTGCTGGATTGCGCGAAAGAGCAAAAACGTATTTAACCAGAAAAAACCAATCCGCAAACACTTCCGAACTGGAGATTACTCGCCGCGAGCTTGATGAATTGAAACAGCAAATGGCGATGTTGATGAAAACCAAAAAACTCGGCAGGCCGCGCAAAGAGGCGTAAATATGAGCAGCACAATGCTCCAGTTGGTGCAACAAGTCACAAACGAACTAGGTGTCACGGCGCCGGTGTATGTCGCTGGCAATACCAATCAAGATGTGACGCAGATTCTCGCGCTGATGAACGCGACTGGTTACGAGCTGCTGCGCCGGCACAACTGGCGCGCAATGACAAAGCAAAAGGCTTTTTATACTCAATACCTGACAACCACCGGCAACTGGACGACCGCCGCGCGCACGATCACCGGAATTCCCAGCACTACGGGGCTGGACACGACCTACCAGGTGCAAGGGACCGGCATCAATCAAAATACGTTTATAGAATCTGTGGACAGTTCGACGCAGGTCACTCTTAATCAAGACTTTGCTGCCGCTGGCGGCGCTTCTGCTACTGCGTATTTCCAGAAAATGAAGTATGACTTGCCGAGCGACTACGAGGCGTTGGTGCCGCGAAGCATGTGGGATAAATCAAAGCACTGGGAAATGCTTGGGCCAGAGGACGCGCAACAATGGGAGTGGCTGCTCTCCGGCTATATCTCGACCGGACCGCGGATCCGCTGGCGTTTGCTGGGATCTTATTTCCAGATATGGCCTGGCACCTCTGCCGCTGAATATCTTGGCTATGAATATCGGTCTAACGGCTGGGCTAATTCTGCCGCTGGCGCTGTAAAGACCAGCTTCACGGTGGACACTGACACGACGATCTACCCTGACCGCCTGATGGTGCTTTCAACCAAGCTCAAGTATTTTGAGGCAAAGGGCTTTGATACGACCGCTATGTATCGCAATTATTTGTATGAACTTGAAGCGGCAATGGCGCTAGATATGTCGGCTGCCAATCTGAGCTTTGCACCGCGCCCAGGCACTGTGCTAATCGGATACGACAACATACCTGACAGCGGATATGGCCCAAATTAACCAACTGGTGCAGGGCAATGCGGCGCGAGTAGCGTCTGTTCCAGCTCCTGTTGGCGGCTGGAACGCCCGCGACAGCATTGCCAACATGGAGCCGCTGGATGCGGTTCAACTGATTAACTTCTTCCCGACTGTCAGCAACTGCGTGCTGCGAGGTGGTTCGACGAATTGGGCTACCGGCATGACCGGCCAGGTGCAGACGATCATGGTCTACAACGGCGGGACCAGCAGCAAGATGTTTGCCGCTGTCGGGACTCCTGATCTTAAATTCTACGATGCCAGCACCGCTGGCGTTGCAACAGCAACTAGCGTCACCGGCTTAACCAACGCAATTTGGGAATACATCAACATTACGACGACCGGCGGCACTTATTTGTATGCGGTAAATGGCGTGGACAAGCCGCGGTTGTACGATGGCACAACATGGACCGCCATTGATGCTGCTTCAACGCCAGCTATTACCGGCGTAACGACAACAACGTTATCAAATGTGACGCTGTTCAAGAATCGCCTTTGGTTTATTCAGAAAGACACGCTCAAGGCGTGGTACCTGCCGACCAGCGCAGTCGGCGGCGCCGCGCAGGTTTTGGATCTGTCAGCTATTGCCAAATTTGGCGGGCATCTTGTGGATCTGGATACATGGACGATTGATGCAGGCTATGGCGTAGATGACAATCTGGTGTTTGTTACCAGCAACGGTGAAGTTATTGTTTATCGAGGCACCGACCCGGCCAGTGATGCTACTTGGGCGCTGACCGGAGTTTGGAAACTTGGCTCGCCAATCGGCAACCGATCCATGCTGAAGTGGGGCGGCGATCTGCTGATCTTGACGTATGACGGCTTGATGCCGATGGCTCAAAGCTTGCAATCTTCCCGCTTAGATCCTCGCGTGGCGCTGTCAAACAAGATTCAAGGCGCCATTACGCAGGCCACAACTAACTACGGCGGCACGCACGCCGCGGTTGGGTGGCAGGTCTACTACAATGCTCGTCGCAATGCTGTGTGGATCAATGTGCCGATCGCAGAAGGCCAGCAAGAACAGTATGTGATGAACACAATCACAACGAGCTGGGCACAGTTTCAAGGCTGGCCAGCAAATTGTTGGGAAACCTACAACGATAATCCTTATTACGGCGGCAACGGCGTTGTGGTAAGGGCGTGGGATGACACTTACGTAGATAACACATCAAATATTGCAACAAATGTTTTCCAAGCATTTAACTATTTTGACAGCCGCGGCGTGAAAAAGTATTTCACCAGGGCGCGGCCCAGCATATTTACAAACGGCGCACCTGCTATTTTTGTCGGCATCAACGTAGATTTTAACGTTGATGACACAACCGCGCCTATTTCCGCATCGGCATCTGCTGTTGGATTATGGGATGCAGGAACGTGGGATTCTGCATTGTGGGGATCTGGTTTACAAATTACCAACAACTGGCAAGGTGTCACCGGGCTTGGTTACTGCGGATCCATCCAGCTCAAAAGCGCAAGCAGCGGGCTGCAAATTGAGTGGGCATCTACTGACGTTGTTTATCAGACCGGATGGGCAGGGATATAGTATCGGGGCCGGATGTCGGCCATTGGGTAGCAAAACGTGTGAATTATGGGTTTTTAGAAACCAGAGCCAACGCATTAGGATTAAAACGAAATGATGAACTTATTGCAGGAGTCATTTACGAGAATTGGAATCATCAAAGCATATGGTGCCATTTCGCTATTGAAGGCCAATTGACACCGGCTTATTTGGCAGCAATATTTGATTATCCGTATAACATTTGCCAGGTCGAAAAGATCATTTGCCCGGTTGGAAGCGATAACGAACAAAGTGCCAAAGTGGTAAGGAAAATGGGATTTACCGAAGAAGGCAGAATTAAGGAAGGGCGACCACACGGCGACATTGTGTTTTACACATTGCGCCGCGATGACTGCCGGTTTTTAAATACACGATACAGCAAAAGGATAGCAAATCATGGGTAAATCTTCACCTTCGCCACCTCCAGCACCAGACTACGCGGGCGCAGCTCGTGAGCAAGGCGCAGCAAACGAGGCAACTGCTCGATTGCAGGGACGCATCAGCAATCCAAATATCATCGGTCCGCTTGGCGGGCAAACTGTTACTTGGGGAACGCCGACTTTTGACCAGGCGAATTACGACAAAGCAATGTCGGCGTATCAAGCCAGCCCGCGTGGGGCGGTTCCGATGCAGAACGAATTCTACACAGAGGAAGGGTTCGATACCGCTGGCTATCAGAATGCAATGAACAAATGGGCGGCAGGAACGAACGCGCCGACAAGAGAACAATTCACAACAAACGCAAATGCGGATCAAGCAAACGTAACCCAAACACTGACTCCGCAAGCGCAAGCTACCCTAGACGCACAGCAGCGCGTACAGCGGTCGTTGGCTGGGTTGGGAGAGCAAGGCATAAGCACCGCGCAGAATGTGCTTGGGAACGCGTTTAATCCAAACCTTGCGGGCTTGCAAACTAGTGTCGGCAAAGCTGGGCAAATCCCGCAAACGCCGGATCTGAGCAGATATGGACAAGCCAGCGGGTTGCAGGGACAAAGGTTAGGTGATGGCAGAGGCAACAGGCCGCTAACCGTAGAAGAAACCACTTCTATGAATAATCCAGATGTTTTTCGAGGAAAAAACGCACCTCCGCCATCTACCGGAAATCTTGGCAATGATGTTTTAATGCCTCAAGAAGTTGCGGCTAAATTTGCTGCTTTAAGAAATATCCCGTTAGGTGGCCCCGGTAGAGAGCTATATACACCAACAAATAATCAAGGAAACATAGGACAAGCCCCGAGCGCGCCAGAACTTAGCGCGTATGGCATGGCAGGCGCAAACGTCAACGCTCAACCAGTAAACGCCGGACCGCAAAGCGGTCAATATGGCATGGCAGGTGCAGGCCCACAAGCGGGACAATATGGCTTTGCGGGCGGTGGTCCTGGCGGTGGGCAATACGGGCTGGCAGGTGCAAATGTGCAAGCTGGTGCAATTAATCAAGGGCCGCAAACAGGTCAATATGGGCTTGCCAGCGGCGCATTGAACACTAGCAACGTGGCAGCAATGCCTGTTAATGCAGGCATGACCGGCCAGCAAGCAATTATGAACCGCCTGGCGCCGCAGCTTGAAAGATCAGACGCAGCAACGCGGCAGCGACTGATTAATCAAGGTCTGGTGCCGGGTGGCGAAGCGTACGAAAACGCAATGATTTCCCAAAACCAGCAAAAGAACGATCTGCTCTCGCAGGCGGCGTTGCAAGGTATTGGCTTGGATACCGCGGCAAACGCACAAGGGTTTGGCCAGGCGTTGCAAGCGGGGCAATATGGCAATCAAGCGGTAGCGCAAAACTTTAGCCAAGCACAGGCTGCACAAGCTGCACAAAATGCCGCACAGCAGCAAGGATTTGCACAACAATTTGGGTTGGCTGGATTACAAAATCAAGCGGTTGGCCAGAACTTTGGTCAAGGCGTTACTGCCCAGCAATTGCAGAATGCCGGGATTGGGCAGAATTTCGCTCAAGGTCAAGCCGCAAACGCCGCAGGGAATCAAGCGGTAGGTCAGAATTTCGGTCAAGGGTTGTCTGCACAGCAAGCGCAGAATGCCGCCTCGCAACAGCTTTACAATCAATATATGGGTGTGCAGGGATTGCAGAATCAGGCCGTAAACCAGAATCAACAGGCGGCGCTGGCTCAATATCAAGCGCAGCTCGGTGGTCAGCAGCAAGGGTTTGGTCAAAATGTCACGCAGCGGCAGCTCGGCAATCAAGCAATTGCACAAAACCAACAAGCAGCATTGCAACAACAGCAAGCTGCCCTGGCCGCGCAAAATCAGCAATACAACCAACTTTTGCAAGGTGCACAGTTTGGCAATACCGCGCAGCAGCAAAGTTTGCAGCAGCAGCTCGCGTTGCGAAATCAACCGCTAAACGAGATCGCTGGTTTAATGAGTGGCTCGCAGATCCAGATGCCGCAGTTTCAGGGCTATCAGGGCGCGAACGTGGCGGGGACGCCGATCTTTGCTGGAGCGCAAGCAGCAGGGCAGTCTGCGATGGATCAATACGGTATCCAGTCGGCCAACGTCAACGCGCAGAATGCAGGGCTGTATGGGATGTTAGGGACTGCTGGCGGGTTGGCTGGGAAAGCGTTTTTTTCAGATCGTCGTTTAAAGTCGAATATTGAGAGAATTGGTACGCACCCGCTTGGAATTGGAGTTTACGAATACAACATTTTTGACCGCAAAGAGCGCGGCGTGATGGCTGATGAAGTCGAAGCCGTGATGCCGGAAGCCGTTGTGTTGCATTCTAGTGGATACAAAATGGTCAATTATGGAATGCTGACATGAACTCAACCTACAATTTCAATCCTAACGACAAGCGGATGCAGCTTGCCGCGTTGCTGCAAGACCCGACGCAGCCTTACAAAAGGTATAGCGGGCCTATGGGCGCGCCTAAATCAGGCGGCGGCGGCATGGGATCTTTCAACGACATGATGATGAAGCGGATTATGCAGACGCAGCCCGGTGCTCCGGTTGTTGAGAAATCAACACAATACGACCCGAATTCTCAGAACTTTACACCGTCAAATTACTAAAGGCTCAAAATGGCCGAAAACAAGTTATATAACTTTAACCTTCCAGGACCATACCAGGCAGAGTTGGCAAGGATTGCTGACCAGCAGCGCATGGCAGAGATGCTCCAGGCGCAGTCACAAGCACCGTCAGAACGTTTTAGCTACAAAGGCATAGAAGCGCGCACGCCGGTCACGGCAGGGCTGGCAAAGCTGCTACAGGGCTTTGGTGGGGCATACTTTCAAAATCAGGCGCGGGAGCAGGAGAAGGCTCTTGGTGAAAAGTATCGCGGAGAGAAAATGGCAGATTTGACCGCTCTTGGAACTGCTATTAACGCGCCAGCTATAGCTGGATCTGCTGAAATTCCGGCAAGGTCTGAAATACAAATGCCTTCAGAAGAATTGGGCGGTGGCCCCGGTAGGGAGGCTGCGCCTGCAATACCTGCTGTCACGGCTCGCCAGGCTGGATACATTGGGCCGGAAATGATAGCAAAAATGAAAACTACGGAAGGCGCTAATCAGGTATTAGCGTTGAGTTTGGCGCAAAGGCAGGCGCAGATAGACGCGGAAAGGCGTGCAAACGAACCTTATACGCTGGCAGAAGGCGCTGGACGTTATCAACCTATGCCCGGCGGTCAACCAGCTAAATTGATTGCTGGCGGTGTGCCTAAAACGCCATTTGCACCTATTGACGTATCAAAATTTACGCCAGCCAGTGTGCAGGCAGCGATGAATCCTGATGGCACAGTTGATAGAACTAAGCTCGTTGCTATTCCTGAACGCGCTACTGGCGATCTTGCTGTTTATAACTTATATGCTGAACAACAAAAAGCCGCTGGCAAAGTGCCGATTGGCATTGACCAATTTATAATAAATCAAAAAATTGCGGGGAGAACTCCTGCTTCTACAACTGTAACTTATGGATCGCCAGTTGCGGCACAAAATTTAGCAGGCAATCCAGTATTTATACAGCCCGGAAGGGGCGGCGGCGCTCCTGCTGTAATTGAAGGATACTCGCCACCAGGTGAGAAATTGCGGCCAATACCGGCAACTGTAAATACGGCAATTCTTGGAAATCAAAAAGCAAACAATCAACTGGATCGAGCAATTACATTGATTTCCGGTAAGGATTTGCCAGGGATGGCTGGTGATGTGTCAGCGACTGGCTTCAAAGGAGTTTTGCCGAATGCAATCCTTAATAGGGTTGATCCGCAAGGCGTTGCAGCTAGAGCTGAAATTGCTGATATTGGATCGTTAATATTGCATGATAGAAGCGGTGCAGCAGTTACGGCGAGCGAATCACCGAGATTGATGCCTTTTATCCCATCTTCAACAGATGACAACGCTACTGTATTAAAGAAATTAGGACGGCTTAAATTAGAGCTTGCAAACGAAACAGCAGCAATGAAAGAAATTTACAGCAAAGATCAGGGGTATAAAGAAAGTCCTATACTTAATAAGCCATCTGTTGCGGAAAAAATAACCACAAGAAATGAGATTATTGAAACCGCAACTAAAACAGGAAAAACTGTCGCAGAGGTAACAAAAGACGCGATAGCTAAAGGCTATAAGGTGAATCCATAATGGCTCTTATTGATGACTTATATGGCGGGCCATCTAACGCGCCATCTGGCGGGTTGGCGGCAGATTTGTATGGGGCTGTTAACGCAAAAAAACCATTGTCGTGGGCAGACGTTCCCGGCCAAGCCGTAAGAAATTTGCCGTCAAGCGCAGGTAATTTTGTAAGCGGTATAGCGCAAGCCGTTGCACATCCTATAGATACAACTTCTTCATTATTAGATATTGGTTCTGGAACAATATTAAATATTGCGCCTAAATCAATTTCAAATTTTTTCCAACAATTAAATCCTACAGATTTTGATCGTGTAGTAAATGCAGCAAATTCTGCAGGAGGTCATTTTAAAGAACGATACGGAAGCATTGAAGGAATAAAAAAATCATTAGCAACTGATCCAGTGGGCGTTGCCGGGGATTTATCTACTTTGTTCACTGGCGGCGCTTCTATAGCTCCGCGAGCTGGCGGTATAGCTGCTGGATTAACAAAAGCGGCAAATGTTACAAATCCCGTAAACGCTTTGGTAAAAGGATTGGAATTAGCTGCTCCAGCAGTAACCGGCACTACAAAACAGGTTTTAGGAATGGCAACCGGCGTTGGCGCTGAAAATATTGCAACAGCGGCTAAATCAGGTTTTGAGGGAACAAAAACATATTTAGAAAATATGCGGAGCCAAGTTTCAAAAACTGATGTTTTGGATCAAGCAAAACAAGCTCTTGCAAACATGAGAGCAGATAGAGCAGCAGAATACAAAACAAATATAGCTACAACTGCCGCTGATACAACACCGTTAAAGTTTAATGAAATTGATAACGCATTAACAAAAGTAACTGATAGTTTGCAACAAGGCGGTCATTCAAAAATTGGAAAAACTGAAGCCACAAAAGTTGAAGAAGTAAAAGATATTGTAAAAGAATGGCGCGATGATCCTTCAGCTCATACGGCCATCGGCTTAGATGCTTTAAAACAACGTTTGGACGCCGTTTATCCAGACAGCCCAATCCATAACCAAGCACAACGAGTTATAACAACGGTAAGAAATGCAGTAAAAGATACGATTGTGAAACAATCGCCGGAATATGCGGCAACAATGAAATTGTACGAAGAAGCCATTACTCTTGAAAAAGAAATAGCTAGAACGTTATCTTTAGGTGATAAAGCCTCTGCTGATACGGCTTTACGCAAATTGACTTCGTTGGGACGTAATAACGTAAATACAAATTACGGTTATAGACTTGATCTTGCAAAAGCATTAGAGCAACAAGGCGGGAAAGACTTGATGCCTGCTATTGCCGGTCAGACTATGAGTTCTTGGACGCCAAGAGGTCTAACGGGGCAGCTAGGTGCACCAGCAACCGCAGGTGCTGCTTTGTTGGGTAATCCTGCAATGGCAATGGCACTTCCTTTTATGTCACCAAGACTTGTTGGTGAAGCAGCATACAAAACTGGACAATTGGCAAAACTTTTAGAACCTGCAAAAAGCACTGCATCAAATTTAATAAGTAAAATTCCAATAACAAATGAACAAGCAAGACTTGCTGCTTTGCTTGCATCTCAAGCTGGAACAATGCAACAACCCGCAAGAAACGACCGGTAGGTTATTTTCTATAATTGCCACTTTTTATTCTGGAAACATAAGATTGACTTATTTTAAAATAAATCGCTATTTCTTTTTGCGTTTTATTGCTAATGCGAATATTGGTAATATCTGCATTAGTCAATCTACCGTTCCAATGGTGAATGCCGTAATGATGGCGGTGCTTTATCGATGTATCGGCGTTATTTTCCGCTTTTGTTCCTACTCGCAAATGTGCTGGATTAACACACGGAGGATTGTCGCAAGTGTGCATAATTATTTTACCAAATGGTATTTTATTTCCAGTAAAAAATTCATAAGCATATCTATGCGCTCGCACTGGGATTTCACCAGGCAACAAAAAAATTCCATATCCGTAATCATTTATTGTTCCAATCCAAAGCCAGCAAGTTTTTGTTTTTTTTATTCTAGATTCAAAAACATCATTTGGGCCAAGCTGGTCAAATTGATGCAAAGTCCCATTATTTCGTGCTCGGTTGTAACATGGTCTGCAAAGTTTACGTCCAATGGATGGGGCTGTATTACAAATAACGCAAATAATTGTTCCTCTGGATTGATAGGTCATTTTTATCTCCTTAGTGGAACTTCAAGTATATACCATATCAATGGAGGTGGCTAGTGTCTTACAACGGTTCAGGAACTTTCAACATCAACAGCGCGGGCCAGCCGGTCGTCACCGGCACCGTCATTTCATCAACAGCTTTCAACGCCTTAACTGCGGATCTGGGCACCGGCCTGTCTACGGCAATCACAAAGGATGGCCAGACGGTTGCGACAGCCAGGATACCGTTTGCCGCAGGCATCAACAGCAGCCTGGTTACAGATTCCACGAGCACAACAACCGGCTCGATAATCACGGCGGGCGGTGTAGGTGTTGCAAAGGCGTTGTTTGTTGGAACGACTGCAAATATTGCAGGCACCACTACGCTGGCTGGAGTAACTGCAACCAGCATCACAGACTCAGGTTTAACCGCAGGCCGCGTGACATTTGCCAGCACCGCTGGATTGCTTGCGGATGCGGCGGCGTTAGCATGGGATGGCACTTCCCTTTCAGCAACTAAATTTGCTGGCGCTCTTAACGGCACAGTAGGCGCTACGACTCCTGCTGCGGGTGCGTTTACTACGCTGAGTGCTACAGGCATAACAACTGTCGCAGCAGGTAGCGCAGCACTTCCTGCCATCGTATCTACGACCGGCACAGCCGATACCGGACTGTGGTTCCCTGCTGCTGATACGGTTGCTGCTAGTACGGCTGGCACAGAGAGACTGCGCCTCGACTCCTCAGGCAACTTGGGGATTGGGACGACGAGTCCGAGTGCTACCCTTGACATAAAACATGCAGACCAAACAACCGGTTATTGGGAAAGCAAAGGGTTGCTCATTAGAGATGTTACAACTGCAAATGTTGGTATAGGCATCTATTCGCGTGGCCCTACCGAGCATTACATAACTTCGCTTGATGATGATGTCAACAGTTATTTGATACTTGGAGTGCGAAAATCCTCATCCGTCAATCAGGTTGATGCCATAACTATCCGAGGCAGTGGCAACGTCGGCATCGGGAAGGCAGACCCAAATTACAAACTGGAGATAGTCACAGACTCCGCAGGCAAGCCCGGTGTTGGTGGATTGTGGACAGTCGTATCAGATGAGCGCATTAAATCCAATATTGTTCCCGCAAACCTAAACCGCTGCTATGAAATCGTAAAGTCAGTCCCGCTAAAGCACTTCGGCTTTGCTCCCGGCGTTTACACCGACGACCAGATTCAAGACAAACACAACCTCGGCTGGATAGCACAAGACGTTCAAAAGGTATTCAAAAACGCGGTATCTGTTAAGCCGTTTACCCCGGCTATTGGTGATGTAATCGAAGATTGCCTAGACCTGAATGGCGGGCAGATGATTGCTGCGCTTTATGGTTGCGTTCAGGCTTTGATGGCAAAAGTGGAAGCACTGGAAAACAAATGAACCTGCTTAAAAGCAAAACCGTCTGGTATGCGATTCTAATTGCAGTCTTGTCCATCGTTCAGGGCTATATAGGTTTGCTGCCGATGACGCCGGTAGCACAAATGGTTATCGGGATAGGTATCTCGGTGGGCATCGTTATTTTGCGTCTACTCACCACTCAACCGATAGGGGATAAGTAATGATTAACTTAGAACTCGATGTAAATGAAGTGAACGGTATCCTGCAAGCACTGGGTACCCTGCCTTTTGCTCAAGTCGCCCCGCTGATACAGAAAATACAATTACAAGCGCAGCCGCAGGTGAAAACCAATGGCGCAGACGGTATCGAAGCTCCGGTTCAATAAGGAATTACAGTGGAAAACCAGCATCTGATAAACATGTTTCTTGGCATTGGCATGACGGTTGGCGGCTGGTTTGCAAGAGAGATGTGGGGCGCGGTCAAAGAACTACGAGCCGACCTTGTAAAACTACGCGAGGACTTGCCGAAAGAATACGTTGCAAAAAATGACTACCGCGAGGACATCAGGGAAATCAAAGCAATGCTGGCAAAGATATTTGAGAAACTTGAAAACAAGGCCGACAAATGAAAAAGATATTTCTCCTCGCTCTGCTGCCAGTAAGCGTGTCTGCTGCTGACCTGATGATGTGCAACGGTGAGTATGCACTGTGCGCCGCCAGTGGCTCTACGCCTACAGGCAAGACAATAACGGTCAAGGGTAAAGTGTTTCAAGAGGGCATGGCGGTCTGCCCCATCCTGAAAGGCCGAAGCGTAGCCAACGGTGCGCTGATGAATAACTCATGCGACGCTCCTGCCGGTAAAGTGTGGAGCCTGTTTTCCACTGTGAGCGAAGCGCCACAAGCGCCCTCGTGGGCAGTTGCTCCGTTGGTGAGTCGATCATTTACCCTCGGCAAAGATTCCGGTATGTCGAACCAGTGGTCATTCCTTTGCGACAAGCAAGCCAAACCAGTAAACGGTGTGATGCTTGCATCCTGCTACGGCCCAATCAACGAATCACCAGCAACCAACGGTCATATCAAGCCGGGTGCTAAAATTGTTACTGACGCGCCGGTAGGTGTGTTGAACCCCGTAGGCGGTAACTTTTGAACCCTTTACTGATTTCAGGTCTGTTCTCTGCTGCTGAGTCGTTGATAGAACGGTTCTTCCCTGACCCTGAAAAGAAGGCCGCTGCTCAGTTAGAACTGCTGAAGATGCAGCAAAATGGCGACCTTGCAAAACTTGCGTCTGAGACTGACTTAGCTAAACTTCAACTTCAGGTAAACGTCGAAGAAGCTAAGTCAACGAATTGGTTTGTAGCAGGGTGGCGACCCGGTATTGGCTGGGTGTGCGGAGCAGGGCTGGCCTACGCCGCGCTGATTGAACCGTTTGCTAGGTTTATCGCCAAAGTCGGGTTTGCGTATACGGGCGAGTTTCCGGTCATCAGCACTGATTTAACGCTTCAGATTTTGATGGGTATGTTGGGTCTAGGGGCAATGCGGTCAGTTGAGAAAATAAAAAGTTCTGAGAGCAACAGATGAACGACAAATTAACTTTTGTGGTTACAACGATGGTAAGTTTTACACTGTGCATAGTTATCGCGGGGATGGTGTTTGCCCTGTGCTTTGGCTTGTTTGACAAAGAAGTTAACAACGAAGATATATTTAAGTTGCTTGGGCCAGCGTTTCAGACAATCATCGGCGGCTTTATAGGACTTCTGGCGGGTATAAAATTTTCTAAGGAAGATGATGCAAAATAACTTTGAGAAGTCTCTTGCGTTAGTTTTGCAGCACGAAGGCGGGTATGTCAATCATCCATCAGACCCCGGTGGAAGAACGAATCTTGGCGTAACCCAAAGAGTCTGGGAGGAATATGTTGGACACCCAGTTGATGAAGCAGAGATGCGTAGCCTCACAAAAGAGATGGTTTCGCCACTCTACCGGAAAGAATATTGGGATGCTGTCCGTGGTGACCAGCTTCCTAGCGGCGCTGACTATCTTGCATTTGATTTTGCTGTCAATGCTGGTGCGTTTCGTAGCATCAAAACTATTCAACGTGCATTAAAAATAACAGCCGATGGTGTCATTGGCCCCGTAACCGTAAAGGCGATTCAAGATACAAATGCAGAAGATTTTATTAACAATTTCTCGGCAGCTAAAGAAAGTTTTTATCGCAGCCTTACTAATTTTCCTACGTTCGGCAAGGGCTGGCTTAATCGGGTTGCAGAAGGTAAGAAAGCTGCCGAGGGAATGTTAGGGTAATTTATAGAACTGTAAAGACTGCGAAGGTTCTATAACTATCTTGTTTTGCTTTTCTGAAATACCACCACACCAACGCACTGTACCGCGACCTCCACTGAGATTCGGTAAGAACTGGTTTGTATATGCTCTGGCTCTTCCTGACCGGCGCGGTTGACATCAGCCTGACGATCCGCATCACAAACGCTCCTTCAGCGCAATTTTCAGCCTCTCGATTCGCTGAACGTTGTATAACACCATACTTTCCGCATAGTCTTTCGCTGTCTCTGCCAGCAACAAATCCCTTCTCGATGCATCCAATTCCCTCGCCATCAATTCTTCGCAAGTTGCGGGGACGTATAATTTTTTTAGCCAGTTTAAGAATTTCATTTTATTTCCTCAGTGTTGTAAATATTGCCCACACCATAACAGCGCCAATAATCAGTATGGCGATTGCGGGTGAAAACTCTACGAGAAGGTCAATCATTTTTCTTCTCTTCAATTTCTACTGACTCAAGAAACTGCGTTAGCAAATAGACGCAAGGCAGAATCAGGTCGCGGCAAATATCGTCGTTTACCTGTCGCTCCGTCATGCCCTGCGCTAACAGTTTAAGCGCCCCGATACGCTCGCTTACCAGCATGTCAAGGTGGTCAAAATCAAGACGTTTTACCGTTTCAATGTTTTTGAATTTCATACATCCTCCGCTATTCGTAGTTTCACTTCTTCAGCTTTCTTCAATATTTCTTTAATCTCAATACCTTCGGCATCGTTCTGTTTTGCCCAACAGTTCAAGCCGCGTTTTAAACAAGCTATGACTGCCGGTGTTAATTTAATTTCCATTCCATCTCCTTTGTTTGCTCCCGCGCCGCCACTCGGCGGCAACACATTAGCGCCCTGCGTAACCAATTGCTCAAGAAGGCTTATGGCGTCAAAAAGCGTTTCTCTAATGCCGCCATAATGCGCATCGTCGGTTTCTGATATATACCGCAAGCGTTCCACCATGAAAGCCGTTTTATCATGGGCTCGGATTGGCGCGCCCCGTTCTTCAGCGCGGCTGGCTAGATAATCTTCGCGCTCGGTGTAGTCGCGGTCCAGTTTGTTAAATTCGTTGCTGCTCATTTTTTGGCTCCTGTAACAGAATGATTTATCTCGTCGGCGGTTATCAGGCCGCCCGGTCGTAAACTCACTACAATTTGCGAGCTGTAGCTTTGAATGATAACGGTGTCAGGAATGCCACCGTTGGCCGCGCAGAAATCCCGCAACGCTTGCTGTAATTCTTTAGTCGATATAGTGGCTGTTTGAATCCTCATTTCGTTACCTTTTTGGCACGTTTCGGCGCGGCGGCTTTTTCCCAAGGCAAATCATCAATCAAGTCGGCAAACGGTGCCGGCGCCGGCGGTTTAATGTCGCAGTCAAACTCCGTCTTAAAATTGGTCAGGCCAGCATCACCAAGCAAGCTCTTGTCGGCCAGGTTGGTAATGTCCTGGCTGCTAAATATCGGCTGCTGGAACTCGGTGCCGGTTATCTTGTTGCGGTAGGTCAGCAGGTTATTGTTGCTAGCGTCCATCAGCTCGGCAAAACGCCCCAGCAGGGTTGGTATGTGCCGGTGCTCACCGCAGCCTGCACGTTGCGCTGATACATCCATGTCAGGTTTAGCCTGCGCGCAGCTCCAGCGCCCGTCACCGTCAGTCTCAGGGGTGCTGTGGGCGCAGGTGCGGCAGCTCACCGCGGGCGCCTCTGTGCCGTAGCATTGCGATTTGAACCGGCAGAATTTGCAGGTAAAGTTTGTAGCATCGTCGGCCAGCGTGACCGCGGGTTCCGGCGCCGTGATAATCCGCTCGGCTCGCTGGATCGCCCGGTTGAATGCGTCCTGGTCAAACTCGACGCGCTCGGCGTGAATGTCGTCGGTGTCTTTATTGACCACCAAATACATGGCGCGGGTGAGCGTTGCCCAGCCCATGTATACTTGCATTTGCACGTAATGCTGCGGCTTGGACTTCTTTACCCCATTTTTCACCATCGCGGCAAAAGACTTGGCGTTCGCTGTCTTAAACTCCAGCAAATGCGGCGTTTTGGGCGCCTCCGGCAGGCCGAGGCCAACACTGTCGAGACTGCCGGCAAAGTGCCCGCCTACAGCTTTGTAGCGCCACTGGTTGCCATCCTGATCCTTGTCCCACACCTCAACACCAATATTCCGCAGATCCGCAATCAGGCGCGGCTCCTGGTGGTTGCCGCTGTCAAACAGGCGCAGCATCCTGCCGTCAAAGTCGGCCGGTTTTGCCCATCTAAAACTAAGCCACAAGTAGCGGTCGCATTCGTGGCCAATCTCGCTGGCGCCGAGGTGGGCCCGGCCCTGCCGGTCGGCAGCTTTCTCGTAGCTCTTAAAAATGGCGGTTCTAGTGCTGTTTTGCGGTTCTGGCAGTTCCATACATCCTCCTTAACGCCGGGGCGTTGCCGCCCCAGCGGGTTAATTACTTACGAGCTGCCCAGGGCGCTGCCGGTGCCGCGGGTTTGGCTTTCGGCGCCGGTGCGCTGGCCTGGCTGTAACCTTTGATCCGATTGGTTTGCTGGCCGGACATAGGGTTGAGTTCCTGGATCACATCAACAATAAGCAGGCGGTCGTGCAGCTCCTCGCTGTCCTGCGGCACAAGGATGCCGACACAGTGACAGATGGCACTCAACTCGCGCTCGGCAATGCTTACCGCCGTGGCGTTGGGGTTGACCAGGTTCAGCCTGGACCAGAGCTTGCGCCCTTCGTGCTGGCCACCGACAACGGTGAAGGTCAGTTGCAAATACTGGCCGGTCCCTGCTTTAGTGTCTTTCATCTCTGATTCCGAAATGATGGCTTCGTAACGACCCGGCGGCAGGGCGTCAAACGACTGTTGCGGTTCTACTTCTGCTGCGTTGAAATTTAAAGCGGCCATGATTTATTTCCCTTTAGGTTGGTTGGTTGTTTCGTTTGTGGTCGTCATTGCTTCTGCCAGAGTTGACCATTCCAGAGGCAGTGTATCGGGTAGGCTGTAGCGGTTCTTGGCAAGATATGCCGGTTTCTCAGACGTATGCAGCAGGCGCTCGCCGGTGCTTATCCCGCGGCTTACTTTGTTATTAAAGCCCACATCGGCTGATTTAACGATGGTTTTGTAATTTGCAAATCCAACGATGTCGCACCATTCTTGCACCAATGCCGATGACCTGGCTTGCAGCTTGGGCTGGTAACGCTCATACGGCTCCACTTCAGGGCTGTCAAACCGCTTGATCTCGCAGTGCGCCAGCAGGATGCTGGCCATGCCCATCGCGCGCAAGGCGTTCAAATCTTCAAGCACCTTGCGCCAGAGATCCGCGGCTATTACGGCGCCCTTGCCGTAGGCCAGATCCTTTGCTTCATACTGGCCGTTGATCTGCTCCCATATCAGGTTGTCGAGCCAGTCCAGGCTGTCGATCACCACGGTCGAGAAGTCGTGCTCGCCTTTGAGTGACGCCAGCGCCTCCTGAACATCTTTAAGACTTCTGGCCACCGGGAAGTGATCGACCTCCAGCCGGCCCAAACCATCCTCAGTCAGGATGAAGATCGGTGCCGGTGCGCTAGCGCCGAAGGTCGTCTTGCCCAGCCCATGCGGGCCGTAAACCATGATGCGCGGTGGCTGGATGCTGGTGTTTCTGCTGATTGCTTGCAAGTTTATAGCCATAAATCCTCCGGTTAAAAGCTGAAAAGTAATACGATGAAAATCCAACCTCCTACGACTGTTGCAACGGCGCACGCGGCGGCACCTACTATTTCAAAAGTATTCATTCTGACCTCTCGTTGGCTATGTCTTGCGCGTATTCCATAACCATGTCGGTGTCGGCATAATGAGACTTGAGCATCTGTTCGACTTGGGTATACAGGCGCTCGATACGGTGGCCTAATGCCTGATTGTTTTTTCCAAGAGCGGCGACCACTAGTTCAAAGGCGTAGCTGGTATCCAGATGGTCGGCAATGAACTCGTATAGATCGACTTGCGCGCGACCGCGGCTAGGGTAGCGACCGTAGTCCATCGTTGCTTCAACGATTTCTGTAAGTGCGTCGGCGCGGTCGCGCTCGGTGACTGTTGCTTGCTTGCGGTTTAGGGGGTAGCAACGCGGGCAATCTTCTGCTCCGCAGTTGCAGCGTTCAGGGGCGCTCATGCTGCCACCTGCTCAGCTGCATCACGAATTTCGTAGAACTTCGCAAGTGCCAATTCAAAAGACTTTGGCTTTGCCAAAATCTTACCAGTCCTGCGATCTTGTATTTCGTAGCTGTAGTGGTCGCGTTGCCAGAGGACCAGCGATTTGTAAGACTGTATGAAGTGAACGGTTTGCATTTTGTTTCCTTTAGGTCGGTTGGTTGGTAGGTTGTTACGGGGTTGCGCTTGCGTATGAATCACACTATAATTGCATCAACTTGGGTTGTCAACACATTACTGCAACTATTTTATATGAAGGGTAAAAATAACATGCTCACTATTGATGCAGTGCAATATTTTGATGGGCGCCGGGCGTTGGCCGAACGATTGGGAATCACTACTCAAGCGGTGGCCAAATGGGGCGAGGCGGTTCCTGAGGGTTCTGCTTACAAATTGCAGGCGGTTACTAACGGTCGCTTGCGGGTAGATCCTTCGGTTTATCCTGGTCGGCGAGCAATTAAAAAGGGGAGGAAATAACATGCCAATATTTATTGCGACAGAAAATGATGTCGATACGCTTGGCAGTACGTTGATTTGTCCAAACTGCAAGTGCAATAATTTGCATCAAAAACGCTTAGATGCAGAGGACGATCCCGAAACCGTAGATTTGTTGCAGATTAGATTTTGGTGTGAGAATTGCCCATCTGAGCCAGTGTTGTCTATTCAGCAACACAAGGGCACCACGTATATAGGTTGGCATTCCATGCGTGTCATCCTATGACCATGACAGACACAGACAAAGGTGCTGACAAGATCGTTGTCAAGAACAGTGAATTCCTGCAACTGCTTTATGCCGGCATTCCAGAGAAGTCTAGCTTGTGGGTGACTTCGTTCTTTGGCAATCCTGACCTGACGGACAGCGGCAATTGGTTTGGGCGTCCTTACAGACCGGACCGGCACGCGCTGGTTGATTCGATGGTGACGGTCAATGCCTATTTTTCTGTTGCCGCGCTCTCGCCTACCGCTGACGGTGCGGTGCGGCGCCGGAAAGCGAACTTTGAGCAGATCCTGGTGCTGGTTGCCGACGATGCGCTAATCGACGACATCAAAGGCACCGTGTCTTACGTGCTAAACACTTCACCCGGCAAAGCGCAGATTGGGATCTTTATCGATAAGGATGACCCCGACGCCAAGAACCGCAACCTGGTTGACTCGATTGTCACGCGCATGGCCGAGAACGGTTTGCTGCGAGCTGACGCCAGCGGGAACAATTCGGTGCGCTACGTGCGATTGCCGGTGGGCCAGAATCAGAAGCCGCGGGATAGTGGGCCGTGGGACCATCAGTTAGCCGTGTGGAACGCCGACTGCGTGATGTCACTGGTTGACGCAGCCAGTGTGTTTGGGATCGACGTTGACGAGCTGCGGAAGATGGAGAAGGCAAAACCAGCCGATGCCAAAAATTCTATATACGAAGGGCAAGCGGATCTGTTGCGCCTTACGGCCAGCAACATAGTGCGGGGAGAACGGCTGCACGAATCGATTAACGAGATGGCGTTTAGTTTGGTTGCCAGCGGCGCTCACGCTGGCACCGTGGTCAGCACGCTGCGCGGGTTGATGGAATCTTCACTAGTTGCAAAAGACGACCGCTGGAAGGCACGCTACGACGACATACCGCGATCGGTGACGACGGCGGTAGACAAGCTCAAAGAGAATCAAACAAACGATCCTGACGCGCCTACGGCAGCTGGGAAGGGCAAATCAGAGATCATTGAGCGGTTGAAATCATGGAAACCGGCAGATGCGGCGCAGGTGACCGAGATCCGCGAGATTAAATATTATGTTGAGGGACTAATTCAATCCCATTTGGCAGGCAGTTTGGTTTCTCAGGGCGGCACCGGCAAAACGTCTATTTTGATGCTGCTGGGCATTGAAACGGCACTCGGCGGCACCTGGTTCGGCATGGCGGTTACACAAGGAGCTTTTGTTTTACTTAGTCTGGACGACGCGCAGGAGGATCTCGACGCCTGCTTCGCCATGATATTGCTGGAAAAACAGTTTAAACCGTCACAGGTTGAGATCATTCGGGTCAATGTGCGGCTGATTTCTTTGCGGTCCATGAAAATGACCATTAAATTTGCTAAAAAAGATGGTCAGAGCTTCATGTCTACCGGCTTAGACCAGGCATTGATTGAGGGATTATCGGAAATTCCAAACCTTCGCTGCGTGGCGCTCGATACCTTGCGGCAGTTTGCTGGCGGCACGACCAACGACGACCAGCTTGTTACGGTGGCCACAAAAGCCATCACCAGCGTTGCAGACGCCTGCGGCTGCGCGGCGATCGTCAACCACCACGGCACGAAGCAGGGCGCCAGAGAGGGCGTGGTTGACCAATACAGCGGCGCCGGCAGCGGGGCCCTGGCCGACAATCTGCGTTTCGTTCTGAATCTGAGCACCGTAAAAACCGAGGATGCGCGGAAAATGCTTAATTTTTCTGTTTTGGACGATTTTGCGCTTGATCACGGATCTGTGGTGCTTGAGTTGGTAGACACCCGCGGCAGTCTGTTACGCCGCACCATTGATCCGGTTTATATCATGCGTGAAGGGTATCGATTCACAACGTTGGAAACGTCGAAAAAAACACCGGCGCAGCGCAATATGGAGAAATTCAAGCAAGTGGCCAGGATTATTAAGGACAAGGGGCCGCAGTCTCGGAATGGGTTATTTGCGGTTTTGAAGGGCAAAAAGCAGGACTTTTTGGAAATGATTAACGGCTGGCAAAACGACGGGTTGCTGGTGCCAGTGGGAACCGGCAGCAGCTCGGTAATTGATCTGACTGAGGCCGGAAAAGCCTTTGTAAAAGGGGCGTTTTGATGACCGTCGCTGGTTCTAAAACTGCCGGTTCCCCCTTAAGCATAGGGAACCGGGAACCGGCAGTAGAACAGGGGGGTGTGTGTTACACACAACACACCCCACCCCCGTTACTGGTTCTCGGTTCGGGAACCGAAGGGAACTGGGAACCGAGAGAAGTATTTTATTATGATAAAGGCAGAAAATGACACCAACCCAGCGCAGCATCTGGCGTGCCGAATGTCTGTGCCGAATGTCGTATTATTAAAGGTAAAAAATGACACCAACGCAACGCAGTCTTGCAGCTTTACGGGAACTAGGGTATCTAGTTGAGGTTGTAGAGAAATGGAACTCATTTACCCGAACTCGTAAGGATTTATGGGGTTGGGCTGACTTGCTGGCTATCAAGCGCGGCGAGGTGCTGGCGGTTCAGGTTACCGCCCAGGCCGTTGCTAACCGGGTTGCAAAGGTTACGGAATCGGAAACCATTGGCCGGGTGCGGGAAGCTGGCATTCGGATCGAAATTCACGGTTGGCGAAAAAATGCAAAAGGCAGATATATTCAACGAATTGTTGATTTATCCTGATTTTTGCGCTTGCGTGCAGAATTATTGAGGGATAAGATAGTGTTGCGCGAGTCTCCTTTCAAACAGCGCAAACCCGCGTGGCGGTGGCAAGAGCGATGCGGGCGCTCTTTAAACGACCACCGTCATTTGTGCGTAAGTAAGCGACCACTTACAAATGTTAGTGTCCACTTCAGACGGAAATAGATGGCAAAAGGGATAAAAACAGGAGGGCGCAAGGCCGGGGTCGGTAACAAGACGACGGTTGATGTGCGCGAGGCAATTGCCGCATTTGCGTCTGCGAACGTTGGGCAAATGACTACGTGGCTTTCAAGTATTGACGATCCGGCCAAGAAGCTCGACTTGTACCTGCGCGCTATCGAATATCATATCCCTAAGCTAGCAAGGTCAGAGCAAACCGGGCCAGATGGCGGGCCGCAAGAGCATACCTTCAGGTGGCTTGAGTAATGCTCCACGTTATCCCCTACAAGCCGCGTGCCGCTTTCCTGCCGTTCCACCAGCGCACCAAGCGTTGGTCATGCCTGGTGGCTCACCGGAGGGCTGGTAAGACCGTGGCGGCGATCAACGACCTGATTAGAGCCGCGGTAACGAGCAAAAGCCCGATGCCGCAGTTTGCTTACATCGCGCCGTTTCGCAGCCAGGCTAAATCGGTGGCGTGGGATTATCTTAAGCACTTCTCTGCTACCTCGGCTGCCAGCACCAATGAGTCAGAGCTGACCGTGGACATGATCAACGGCAGCAAAGTCAGGCTGTTTGGCGCCGACAATGCAGATTCGATGCGCGGGCTGGGCTTTGACGGTATCTTCATGGACGAGTATGGCGACTTCAAACCGTCGGTATGGGGCAACGTCATCCGGCCAGCGCTCTCCGACCGGCAAGGCTGGGCGGTGTTCGGTGGAACTCCAAAAGGCAAGAATCAGTTTTGGGAAATAAAGCAGACTGCCGAACGGTTGCGGGATGAATGGTTCCTGTTGCAGCTGCCGGCCAGCAAGTCAGGGCTGCTGCCTGATGGCGAGCTTGCGGCGGCAAGGGCGCAGCTTTCAAAAGATCAATACGATCAAGAATACGAAATTTCATTTGAAGCGAGCATTTTAGGGGCGTTTTACGGCACAGAGATGCGCGAGGCCACCGAGCAAGGCCGGATCTGTCAGGTTGACTACCAGCTCGATGTGCCTGTGCACACCGCGTTTGATTTGGGCTATCGTGACGACACGGCGATCTGGTTCTACCAGGTCATCCGCGGCGAGATTCACGTTATCGATTACTACGCGGTGTCCGGCGCCAACATTGCAGAGCTGGCCGCGGTGATCACCGGCAAGCCGTACAAGTACGGCAAGCACTACCTGCCGCATGATGCTAAAGCCAAAACGCTGGCCGCGCAGGGCAAAAGCATTATTGAGCAGCTCGCTGACTACCTGGGCATCAACAACCTAGCCATCGTGCCAGACCTGAGCGTGCAGGACGGCATCCAGGCGGTGCGGCAGATGCTGCCGAATACATGGTTTCACGTGGAACATTGCGCCGAAGGCATCGAGGCGCTGCGCCAATACCAGCGCGAATACGACGAGGACAAGAAGGCATTTAGGCAGACGCCGCGGCATGACTGGTGCTCGCATCCGGCAGATGCAATGCGAATGCTGGCAATAGCCTGGCGCGCCGAACCGACCGTCAAGCCGCCAGACAGGATCAAACCGCTGATGGTCGGGCCTGAGAACACCGTCACATTGAACGATATGTGGTCAACAATGAAAACAACTAGGAGTGGAAGATTATGAGTGGCGTAAGCAATCCCTACCGATATCAGTATGAGCACGTCGCGGCAAGTTCTACCGCGCAAGTCTTGGGTGGCACGGGCGCAAAAGGCGACTATTTGCACCGTGTTGTTTGCACCGT